GAATCATTACATCTTAACGTCATGCCTTTAAATTTATTATCATCATTTTTTTTTCTCGCAGTATAAAAAGATAATTCTGTGTATGACGCATTAGCTCCTAATAGTTTATAATATACAGTATCAGTATCAGCCCCAATATATTGTATACTCAATATTTCGCTTAATGGTTCTAATGTTGTATTTGATTTTTCAAAACTAACTCGCAATCTAATTTCATATCCATTCAAATCTGTTCTGCATCCTTGCATCGTGCATGACGAAATCGTCAAAACGTTACTCGTAATATTAAACTTTTTTAGCACCTCTTCATATAATGATGACGGTACATACGATAAACGAAACATTTTTTTATCAAAACGTGTGCCAACATTAACTAAGTTTACTCTTTGAACTGACATATAACCTATTTGGTAATTATCTGGATATAAAAAGTAATCATCATAACCATTGAAAGATCCACAAATTGTTCCTATTGCGATATATGGAATATATGTATTTGTATCTTCATTTCTTACCAGCATTCTGCACCCATCGGATATAGCAGATGGTGCGTTTATATTGTTAAAATTTCTTAACGTTCCGATCGTAATATCAACACCTGCAGAAAAGCTAATTGCATATTGATTTGTATCATTAAAATAATATTCAATAGTTACAGAGTAATTTGTTCCTACAAATAAACCAATTTGTTCTTTTTCCCACGACCACGGGTGAAATCTACCTATGCTTGTATTTCCTCTATTAACGTACACACCATATTTACAATCAATCGGTACAAGGTTGTCATGCTTGGTATCGCTTGCATCGATATAAAACCCAGCATTACCACACCCTTTAGCAATGCAATCATTCATGAATGTTCTTATTAAGCCGGTGTTATATCCGTCAATTAACGCATTAACTACAGAACATTTTTTTATACTGGCAAAATATAAAACGTCTGTAGGCGTATTAGATGCGCCTAAAATTCCATAATTCACTAAGTTGTTGCAGTCGATTTGTACATTACGAATAATTGTATTACGTTTACTGTATTTAATAACACTTTCTATTTCCGCACTAGCTACTAAATATATATTTTCTATAGTACAATTATCTGAAAATACTAATTGAGATTTAATAGAATATTTTGAACCTGTTTTTCCTCTAATGGGGTAGCCTGTAGCAATAGCTTTCAAAAGTGCTTCTGTATCATCAGTAACACCGTCACCTTTCGCCCCGAACATTTCCGGCGTAACATAAGAATCGCTAAGATATTTGACATTCTCTTTCAGCGAAGCAACGTCTATCTTGTTCTGCTCAATCTGCTGTACCTGTTCTGCCGTGGCTCCGGGCTTGACCGGATTCTTTTCAAGGTACTCATTTACTGCATTCTTGATTTCTTCCGGTGAGATTTCGCCGCCTATTCCTTTTAAACATAATTCGTATAAATACTTCTCTTTTCTCGTAATTGGCTTTGGGAGTTCGCCCTTATAATCGCCTGTCAAGTACGCAAGATATTTTTCTTCCCTCGTTACTGGCTTATCTACCATCTTTTTACTCCTCTCCAAATAATGTTGGCTCGTCTGGCTGAGCTTCTTTGACCATTGTTTTCGCTTCTTCTAATACTTTTACTGCTTCAGGCAATGTTTTATATGATCCAAAATAATATTTCTTCTTATTTCTTTTAATTTGCACCTTATAAGTTCCCTCACTATAATAAATTCCCTTATATCCTGTTTTGTTATCTTTTCTTATCCTCTGATTCAAACACTGAGTTTCACTATCAGTCCAACGGCAGTTATCTGGTTCATAGTTTCCATTCACATTTATTCGATCTATGGACAGTCCTTCCTTATATCCATTGTTCAGTGCCCATTGTATAAATGCTTGCGGTTCTTTTTGCCATTCTTCACAAACTTTTATTCCTCGCCCACCGTAATAAATATAAGCTTTGTCTTTTGGGTTATTACATCTCCCCTTCATTTTTGTATAAACATTGTACAACTTTGTCCTTGAATATCCATGTGTTTTTACAACTGATTCTTTTTCATAATTATAACATCCGCAGCTTACAGTACTTCCATTTCTTAAATCTCCATGTCTAACGATTGTGATATTTCCACAATCACATTTACACTTCCATCTCCGAATCATTTTACCTGTTTTACTATAAATTGGTTCAGCTTCTTCCATAACTACAAGTTTCCCATATCTTTCACCCTCAAGATGCAATCTTATCTGATTTTTCATATTATATTCTCCTTTTATACGTATATACTCATATACGTATATCATAACATATTTTATTCTTTACGTCTATACGTATTTATGGTATATTCGTATTAAAGGAGGTGCCATAATGGGTAAAATTAAATTTACGACTACCATAGATGAAAATTTATTGGAGCAAATCAAAATTCTTGCAATTAAAGAAAAGTGTTCCGTAGCATCTATTCTTGAAAAATTAATATCTGATTATTTAAAATCTAATTCAGAGGGAAAATAAATCCCTCTTTTTTATTCATCATCAAATAATCCTTTTGCTTGTGTTTTTTCTGCTTCTTTTGTCATTGATACCGCCTCGTCTTTCGTCATTCCTTCAAACTTCACGAAATACAGCCATGCCGGAACCTTGCCAGTGGTCACATACTGCCACCATCTTGCACGATCATTTTCACGCACATACAGGATATCTCCGAAATCATAATTGACTTCATAAGCTCCAACGGGTGCAAGCCCGTACAGGTCAGCGTAGACGTTCAATGCGTAAATAACTTCATCCAGACAGGATTCCAGTTTGTCCCTTACATCTTTGATGAACTGCACTGTCCTCTGCTGTTCTGCTTCTACTCCCGTAGCCGTCTGAATACCGCTAGATTCGTTAAAAACAAAGTACCCATTGGAGAATCCAATCTTATATCCTAACTGGCTTAAAAGGGCATTTATGCCGCTTATACGAGTATCCGTGTTGAGCTGTGGATTGATCTCCTGATAGAATTCTTTCGCGTCCTGTCCGAATACATTCTTAACAAAGTGCGGTAACCTCATCTCATTCCGTCTGTTCTCCATGCCCTGTGGTGACATGGCTGATACAGGTGTACCGCTTGGCATCAGCAGTCTATCATCCGCCAGAACAATCTTCTGAGAATCAAAAATTTCTCCGGCATTGCGGCTGTATGCAATGTCGAGATCTTTTAACTCTTCAATGGCTTCAGCAAATATCGGAAGTCCAAGTGGTGTGCTAATATCTACATTGTTCGCTTGTGGCGTCCGCAGCACTCCATACAACGGTCCGTCCAGCTTCTCGCCGTTTGCCTTGAGTATTGGTGGCGTGTCTGCCATGAGGTCAGCCCATTTAGTCTGTTTAAGGTCAATCTTATCTCCGATTGACTGAGGGGATTTTGATACATAGGCTCTGTTAGAAACGTAGTACGGATAGGTTGTCACACCATCTATTGTAGTCTCAATAAACCTGTGATATTCAAGCCGTGTATAGTATTTCCGTCCAACAGTATAAGAATCCTTAAATATAATCCCTTTGATTTCCTGATTGTCATAATCCACAATCATCACGTCTGCTGGTGTAAATACGTCAAGGCTCTCGCCGTTTGGCTTGATAAATACTGTTCCGTAAGCACAACCATATTCTACCCAGTGGCGTATCTGGAAATATACCTTGTCGATTTGTTCCTGTAACCACGTAGCCCTTGCGGAACCATCTATCTGAATGCCGATCGCCAGCGTTGCGAGCCGTGCTGTCTCTGAGCAGACAGATTTAGCGAAATTAATCGTCTTGATATTATTCTTATCATCTAACCATTCCGGTACGCCCCTATAGATGTTCGCACACCGGTTAATCAGTGATTCCATCTCTGGAAATTCTGCTGCCTGGATATTAAAATCCTCTTCGGCTTGTTTTTTGAATATCATGTTAAACCACCTTTTTAGTGTTGTTATAAGTCCCATTATGCACTGTTACCTCGTCTTCTCCACAATGATTCTGAGCTATACCGAACGGAATCTATTAAATGATTATCCTTATCCGGATATCCGCTGCAAATATTTCCGTCTTTGTCGCGTTCGTATTCGTACTTTTTGAACTCTTTGCAAGCATTTGGTGTTCTTTTTGGATCAAACACAAGCTTTCTTCTTTGCAGCCACTTCATAGAATACTCAATGCTTCCAGGTCCTTTGATTGCCCCTCTTGCCGGAAGTCCTAAGTCTCTATAATCATTGATTGATTTAGGTTCGGCAGAATCACAAGTAATTTCGTAATCATCATACTGTCTTCGCTTGATTTCATTCGCAGTCCATTCATTTGATTTTTTGTTTTCATAAATCTCATCAATGAAATAGATTGTTTCTCTAGCTGAATCATAATAGATTCTGGAGAAAGCATATTTGTCCGGATACCAGCCCCAGTCAACCCCCTGATAAATTCTATCAAAATGGCTGATTTCTTCGTCTGTGATAGTTCTTTCCTCGATGTATTCAAAGATATTCCCACCATTTCCGTTGGCATGTCCAAGGTACTCATTGTCGTAAGCGTCTGGGTTGACTTCTTTTAGGTGTTCTGCATCCGCAAGGAACACATCTCCAAGCCATTCCTGTTCGATTCCTAAGTCAAGGTACGTGCTATGCACAACCATTACATTTTCATCTTTTTCTTCTGCTTCTGCTGTATATTCATTCGCCCAGTTATTTTTGCTTCTAGGCGGATTGAACGATTTAAACTTGTATGCTTCGTTACCACCACGAATAGCAGACTGCTGAATATTTCGGATTTCCTCCGGGTTCGAAAATTGATCTAACTCCTCGAACCAGACAATACCTATATATCCAAACTCTGGCTTGATAGACTTAATCTTTAATGGATCGTCAGCACCACGAAAGTAAATCTTCTGTCCAGTGGGCTTATACGTAATCTCCATAGGAGATACCTTGCACACAAATTCCTCATTTAGATTTAATTTATCAATGGCCCACTTCATCTGAGCATAAACAGAATCCTTGATAGTGTTCCCGACTTTTCGCAGAATCAGAGCGTGCATGTTCGGATTGTTTTTCAGCAGTTCCGGTATAATCAGAGATATAGTTGAGGACTTCATGGAACCACGTCCGCCAGGAAGAATGTATTCACTATGTTTCTTTGCTCGAATATCCCTAATCATTTTATGGAATACATCCGGGACAATATTCAGATCAATATGGTATTCACCTTGCAATCTGGCTTTTTCTTCTGCTTTCCGCTGTTCTTCTCTGGCTTCTTTTATCGCAAGCGTTTTTTCCAGGTCATTCATGGATTTCAGCTGATCGGAGAAATCCGGAGCAAATCCGAATGAATCAGTTAGCTCACCTCTTGCGATCATGGAGCGGCGTTGCTGAATTTCTGCCAGAGACATGATGTCAGTGCCTTTTTGCTTTTCGATGAGGGACTGTTTTTCGGCTATATATGCAGAAATACAACCTTTTTCCAACAGTTTTTTTGTCGCGTTTCTAATGATTCCATTAGAGTATCCAGCTTTCCTTGCGGCGTCAGATGCATTCCCGCCATTCTTTATATATTCATCTGCAAACGCTTTCTGCTTAGGCGTTAAGTCCATCTAATCACCTCTGTCTATCCTCATTTTCTGACTGCCTCCCATATTTCTTTTAGGCACATGGCCACATCATACTGGGATGCAGTTCGTAATATTTCATAATCGCAATCTTTCCATTCGCCACGCTTTGTTGGTCTGAATACTGGTGTTGATATAATTGTTACTGTTATCAACCGTTCCTGCTCATGGCTGTAGAATTGTGATGTTCCGATTTTTATGATTAATCCGGTGGATAATATAGCTTTTTGAAGTTTTCTTGTAACTGCTTTTAAGTTCACCATATTATCACCTCAATTCAAAAAAATCCCCAGTATAGCAGTTATATACAAATATAATACCACACTGGGGAGATTTAGCTCTCTACCACTTTTATAAATTTTTAAGTTTTTTTAAAGTCTGCCAATTAATTTGGCCAGATGATAATATTCCGCCATGACCTTACGTTTGTAGCCATAGAAGTCATTTTCCGTTGCAGGAACTGTCCTGATCTTCTCCATTGTCCGATAACCAATACTGTTCACGATGCTGTCATAGATTTGTGATTCGATGCCGGGCGCATATTTGATAGATACCTGTAACAGATTATATTTATCGCTCTCACTAAGATTCCGCAAGTGGCTTTGTAATGTCGGTATATCATCCGGCGGTACTCCGTAGTCAATCAGTGTTGCCTTTCTTAACTTCATTTATTTCACCTTCTTCATTCAAGTTCCAGTCACATGGTATGCCTTGAAAACATTCTGGACAGTGTTCGTAGAATCCGCAGCCTTTGCAATCCGCTGGCTGTCCAGTACAATATTGCTGTAGTACATGGTATGCTGATATAGCAAGGTTTGGCGTTATGTCTGGTGTAGGTCTGTTATTCATTTCTTCATCTCCTCCAACTTTTTCACGGCTTCTTCACGGGTGAGGAATACCAAATCATTTAATTCTCCGAGCCATTCATCATGGTTTGCCCACAAAAACTGTTTGCCATCTTTGCCACATTCAATTCCACTTAACACGTTTTCCCGAATATCCATGCCGCATATGTCCCATACAGTTGTGCCAATAGGACACGGCAATCTCACAAGCAAGCCCTGTTCTTCTAAGTCTTCATAAACAGCAAGTTTCGTAAGAATTTTATCCGCAAACGGTTTTAATAATCCATCCGTAATTTCTTCTTTTGCAACTCCTGTACCATCAACATTTCTTTCTCTTTCTGTTAATCTCTCCATCTACTTCACCTCTTCCATCTGACTTTCTACAGTATCTGCAAGCAACTTCAAGGACTCAATAAATGGTTCCGTCAATGCTGTTCTGTCTGGGTATTTAGTGAATGTTCTGACAAGTTTTACTGCATCCTTGATTTTTTCTTCATCTTTGACGATTTCGGACGCTTCGCACAATATCCTTTCATTGTCTCTGCAAGTGACCATCTTGCTACTATAAAAATTCAATATGTTTGGAATTGGAATTTCGACAGGGTTTAAATGGTTTACTCTCGCCCATGTGAATCCCTGAAGCTTTGCCATTTTCAGAACACTCAAATATTCTTCCTGTGTCTTTACAAACACGCTTTTTCCTGTTAAATCAATCATCAGAATTTCCTCCTGTAATCTCATCAATACACTGATTCCATCCTTCTACAAATCCTGCATCAAATGTATTAGCTGGATAGTCTCCATTGTCTTTCTCTGACAAATCCATAAGTGGACACCATTTAGGTCTTGATTTGCTTTCGTAATCATAATGTTCTTCTGTCATCAGAATTACATCATAATCTAAACAATCAGCTAATTCACAATAACCCACATATTCAAGTTCACCGCAGTATGAAGTTCCGAACGGGCAATCATAGCAATTTTCTGGTGTATCTATTACTAATACTGATTTACTCATACGCTTCACTTCCTCTCAGCATCAGACTTAAAGTATTGTACCCCGGGACACAATTAATAAATTCTTTCTGGTCAGAACTAATACTCATCCCAATTTCCCAAATTTTGATGTATTTAATTAATTCGTCTGCATCTATTAAGCGCATTTTTCATTTCTCCTTTTAATCACTCGCCATGAAATTACCGAGGCATAACACACATGCTATAATATTAAGCACCAGAATATCCCATTTCTGATTGATTATATTCACAACAATGCATACAGCGTCTGCAATGCCTAAAACTAATGAAAAATATTTACTCATTGTTTTCATCCTCCCATACTCCCAACAACCGCATTCTCTCATACAGTACAGCGACGGTCTTGCGTCTGTATCCGTAGAAGTCTTTTGGATTCATCGGGATATATCTTTCTTTGCTGATTTTCCTGTAACTTTTCCGGTGCAAGATATTCTCAACAACCATATCCGCTATCACCGTGTTCTTAGGGCAAGCTGACAAGGCGGCGCTGGTAAGCAGGTATCCGTACTCTGCCGGGAAGTCTTTCAGCATCGTGTTTAATTTTTCAATGTCCTCTGCCGGAATACCGTAGTCTTTCAGCTTTTTATTCCTTGTCAGCATACCGTTCTCCTTTCTATTCGTCTGGATGGTGTTTGTCGTACATGATCGCCACACATACAAGACTAACCACTCCAAATATAGTTCCAAGGGTGAATCCTAATAAGAATGTAATCATGCTTCCACCTCGCTATCCTCTGGCATCTGAAAGACCATTTTGTTCATAAGTACTTTTCCAATAGCTTCAGCCAGAAGTTCATTTTCTTTTCTGGCATTTTCATCGTATTCGTAAAACTTTTCGCCTTTTCCATGTTCTTCATATATATCTGTTTCGATCTTGGTTCTTTTTGGAGTGATTCTTGTAATCTTAACCGGAATAATTTTTCTATGTCGGAACGTCGATAACCACCCGCAATTCACCGTTCTAGCAATTCCGACGGTATCTCCTACCTTTAAATCGTCTCTGCTGATTTCTTTTAACTTAATATTCATTTCTCGTCCTACTTTCATTTACCCAAATGCTACCTGTCCGTTATTCTGTATATAAATCATCGGTGCAGCTTTACGCTCCATATCTCTCAATCAGCTCCTTATAATCATCACAAATCTGAATGTGATGCTTCTTTTCCAAATCATCAACCATTTCAGACAATGATGTTTTTCCAGAATTGATATCATTGATGTAGTTATTAATTCTTTTTACGGACTTCATGTAACGTTTCCATCCCCATCCATGTAATTCGTGCATTACATAGAACAAAATCACAAAATTCAGCACGTCAGACCAGTTCTTTCCATCCTCGAACCCATCATCAAAGGCTTTTAACTCCATCTCTTTTAACTCTTTCTGGCAGTTCTGGATAGACTGTGCGAACATATGAGATTGTTTATTTGTATATGGAATGAATGCTTTCTTTTTCTGCTTGATTTTTAGGCTTCCCATCCAACAACCCTCCTTATGTTTTCTGTTAAAGCATCAAACTGTTTTAACATCTTCCGACATCCGTTTCTAGTCACCTGCATATCTTCGGCGGAGTCATCTATCCAATATTTACCATCAATCAGATAACTGTTATCCAAGAATGTACGGAATCTGCATTTTGTAAGTCCGAATTTATTCATGATTTCTCTTTGTGTCAAGGACTCTACAAATTCACCGTCTGCTGCAACAATGTCATAAAGTTTCATTTTATCTCCTTGTTTATCTTTCTTATTCCGTACCCAACCGGAGTATATGCTCTGTCGGTACTGGGGTGGTTCGTCTTGAGCAAACCATCATCAACTAGATTATTGATATGCTTCCAGACCGTAGCTCTCCCGGCATCCACCCTTTCAGAAATCTCTGTAATCGGCGGTGCATATCCAACCAGTTTAATATAACTGACGATATACATATATATTTCTTTTCTGAGAGCCTGTCCCTGTTCGTATCTATTCTTTGTGTTGTACGGCATTTTGATTCTCCTTTTCCAATTCTTTTGCCTTATTAAACATCTTGGAAAGATAATTCGAATAAGCAACAAGCATGTGATCTACAAATCCATTTTTGTTATATTTTTCAGATACAACATGGATCTGTTCAACTACCTGCTGCCAGTATTCATCTTTTGCCTCAATTCCGGCAGTCTGGAGGACCAGTGCCGGAAAGTCAATCTGTAAAAACTTTATGGTGTTCGGTATCTGCTCATGCGTCACTCTCATACTTACGCACCTTCTTCTACCTCAAAACTCTGTTCAAGAAGTCGCTCGTTATCCTTGCTAAACGCCTTTATATAGCTCTGTTTTATCGGTCTGATAAAATGTATGCCGTTAGCTGATTTAGCCCGGGAAACAGCCACATAGAACTGTCCAGGATCCCAACAGCAAGGGTCAATGTTGATTTTTTCAAATGTCTGTCCCTGTGATTTATGAATGCTGATTGCCCAGGCAAGTTTTACCGGGAACTGAGAGAAAGAGCCTACTTTCTTACGGACAATCTTCTCTTTCACGATCTTCCGACCATCCTTTTCTTGTTCGGATTCCTCAATAACCTGTTTCTCAATGTCTTTATTGTATCTATATAAGCTAACTGTTTTGCCCTTATCAGTTTTGATAACCAGATAAGATTCTTCAAATTCTCCGTTTTCCACAATTTTCTGAATGATGCCAATCGTTCCATTAACGTAGTTTCCAGACAAATCATTGACTGTAATCATCACTTTTGCACCGATGTTAAGAATTAAGTCCTCTCTGGCAAATGCAATGTTCTTAATATCGGCAGATGTTAGCTCGCCGTCAACTGCTGCATGAAACACTTTTTCGGTCTTTTTATCCAACTTGCCAAGGAAAGTATTGTTAATTCTGTCAGCTTCTGCATTAGTGCCAACCAAGAACGGCGCTTCCGGTATAACTTTGTCTGATTCGTTGTTCTCCAGATATGCAATGGATTTTCTAATATTGTTGCCATATTTAATATCATTCAGCACATACTTAAATCCCTCATCATTCTGCCTGCATACCTCATCAAGTTTGATATATTCAAATCCCATTTCTTTCCAGTATTCAGACATGAAAGCATATCCATGTTCATACTTTCCACCCTTTCCATAATCAGATCCATACATCCGACAGAGAATTTTTCGATCGTCTGTCGTGATAACTGGGGGAAGCTGGTAGAAATCGCCTATCACGATTAACTGAATGTCTTCTTTGTCCTCTCCGATTAGAAGTCTGTCAACTGCTCTCTCTTCATTCTCCGTGATGATCGTCTTTGCAATCATATTGAACAAATCGAACCGGCACATGCTGATTTCATCAATGATAAGAACATCTGCTTCTTTCAGAAGTTCAGCTCTGGATTTCACCTTTTTCTTATAGTCCTCAAATTTAATTGAAATATTCAATGCTCGGTGTACGGTAGTTGCCCCATATCCGATATTATCCGCTGCAATTCCAGTAGTGGCGGATACCAGAATATTTTTACCAGCTTTTTCCGCCTCATCGATGAACGTTTGGATAACCGTTGTCTTGCCTGTTCCTGCGTCACCTGTCAGAAAAACATTACTGCCAGACAGCATCGTATCTAATGCATATCTCTGCTTTTTATTGAGATCGTCTTTTTTCATTTTGTAACCACTCCTTGTAATAATTATGTCAACTAAATATTTTTACAATATTCAATTAATTTTGTCATATTAAATCTAATTGTATATGCTTTTTAATTTTGTAACCCATGTGTAACCGACTTTTTCAACCTATTGGTTACGCAAAAAACCCTTATTTTATGCGGGTTTCAGAGATATGTAACCGTGTAACCAATGTAACCAAGGTTTTTATATAGGAGAATCACTAGAGTATATGTTTTTTATACACTCTCAAACTTTCTCCTATAGGATGTTTTTTTTCGTGTTACAACGGTTACATGGTTACAAATTACGAAAACGGAACATTTGTTTCGGCATCAGCTGGCAGAAAACCAGTTTCAATAACCTCATTTTCTTGCTCGTTTTCAAGACTTTTTATATCAACAATCTTTACCGCAATAAGCCTCATTACACTTCCACCGTCTCTTTTTAGTACCGTATCTCTTTTTCCTGTGTGCTTGATTAACTCTCGATTAATCGCCCAGGCCGAAAAGGCTTTTCTGGAGAATCCATTGTTCTTCAAAAGGTTTTCAAGAGGTTTCGGATAAAAATATACATATACATCTCCATATTCATCTGGCGTTTCCTTGAATCCCCACTGATCACAGCTAAATTGCGCATCAAAGTGCTGTCCGTACACTGAGAGACTTTCAAGAATGAATTCATAGCATCTCTGACCTTCTGATACATCTTTCTTGCGTGTAGGTATGTCTACAACGTCCTCGACCGTCAGCTCACGTCCATCCTTAAATATGAAATCTGTAGCTAATTTGTCAGCCAGCAGAAGTGTAGATATTGCCATTACCTGCTTTGCTGGAAAGTCATATCCGTCAAAACCTTTCTCAATTTCGGCTTTCATTTCTTTCAGATCATCCGATGTGAACTGTTTGAGATTTCCAACGAACACTCTTCCAGCAAAGCCGTAGTTCTTCACGACAATGCCGTTAATCTCTGCTGGATTCTCGTAAATATCCTCACAACATTCAATTTCAATAATTCTGTTGATAGCTCCGCCGGAATCTGCAAATTCCGAAATAGGGTTCTCACCGTTGCAAATAGTCACATTACTCCATGTATTTTCCTTAGCTGCTCCGAGGTCCTTATTTGAACGTGCTTTTCCTTTGCCAGAACAGAGATTGTAAATCAATGTTTCGTAGTTATCCCGGATATACTGAGAAGCATTCTTCGAGTCGTCCAGAATCATCGGAAAGTTATTGAGCATATCTGCCCTTGTCTCCAATGATGTATCTGTTGAACGAAAATTCCCAACGTAGGCTCCCGGTGCCGGATTCCCCCAAACCGATGCCGCTATATTGATTGTTACCGTCTTTCCGCCTCCTGTCTGCCCATAGAAATCTACGATGAACGGTAGCGCATCAAGCGGCTGTATAAGAACACTCGCAAAAGATGCTGCCAGTGCTATTCGCGGTTCCAATCGTCCGCATGATCGTAGCTGCTTAGCCAGAGTCACCCACTTGAAGTAGTCTCCACTTTCCTGTATACTTTGGAATAGCGTTTTAAAGCGGTATTCACCGTCAAAAACGATTGAAAGGTCGTAAGGGACAAATGTATTACCATGCCACCCCAGTTTGCTTGTAGAGTGCTGTATGTCGATCATATCGGCATTGTACATTTCAACATCCGCCAGATACTTTACGAGAAGCCTTGCATTCTCTGAGTTGACCTGCACCCCGAACCTTGCAAGATTAGTTATTGCCCTGGAAGTCACAATGTCAATTTTTGGAACAGTTATTTCTGTCCAATATCCATCCCTTTTAAAAGCCACCGTGATCTGTTCCTCTCCTGTCTCGATGTTTTTTAGACGACGTATCGGCATGATCGGGTGGTGACATACAAGTTCTCTTGCCTTAGATGTTTCAGAGGAAAATATTCCGTTCTCTGTAGCTATCCAGCTACCACAAGCCATGTTAGGATATTCCTTATCAACAGAATCAGGATAAAAGTTTGTGATGTTTTCAACTAACTGCATAGAACGATTTACTTTTTCTTCTTTTTCCTTTTCCTGTTCTGCTTTCTGGAATTCCTTTATGAACTCTTCTGCTATATGCTTCGCTTTCACACTTTTTGCCCGGTCCATCAGCTTAAACTTGATTTCTGAGCGGTCAATTTTACTTTTTACTGAAAAAAGCTCTTCATACAACTGCTTTTCCATAAAGTCTTGTGCCTGTAAGTTTTCAATATTTTCAAGAATTTTTCTCACCTCCTGACTTAGCTGATAACATTTCGTATCTGCTTTTTTCTTTCTCAAGATTAAACTGGCACATATACCACTCTTCTGAATCAGGAGGGAACGTTTTTAGTGCTGTTTCGTACATAAGTATGTTCTTTTCTACCTGCTCAATCTCATTAGGATCCTGAACAGGGTTGTGTTTTTTTGATTTAATATCTCGCATTTCATGTCTGATCTGGTTGCGGCTTTTACCTTTTTTTGATATATAAGTGCCACCCAGCTCAATAAACGCCGTACTAAAAGGGACGGATTCGTATTGCATCACAAAATCAAACACATCACCGCCAGTTCCACAGCCGAAACAGTAAAAGGAATCATCGTAGATTTTGCAGGACGCTGACTTTTCCTTGTGAAAAGGGCAACATATAAATCCTGCTCTATTCGGCCTTAGTCCGTATCTGGAAAGAATTTCCGACATTTTCACTGACTGTTTGATTTCTTCCTTAGTCATGACAGCAGCTCCACGATCTGCCGCCCGGTTTCTTCTTTTGTACAGAATTTAAATCGGACTCCGTATCTATCTCTGATTGTGCAGAGAGATTTATACAACTGGCAGCCATCAACAGCCTTGTCAGAGATTACAGTCTTTACTCTCTTACCGTTTACCGTCTTCCAGATAACTTTATGTTTTCGTGGATTCTCCCAGAAATATACATCACCAACTGATTTAATATCTGGTCCATGCTCACATAGGATAATCAACTGAATACCTGCTTCACGCGCCCTAATCAGCTCTGCTTTGAACCTTTCATGCTGTTGGCAGACATTTCCACAAAGCTCCTGCAAATCTTTTTTACGGTCAATACAGAGTTTTGCATTATCCAGCGATTGATAATCGCCGCAATACAATTTAGAGCGAAAATACTGCACTCCAAGGCTATCAAACTGACTCTGAATCCGTTCCCATTCTGATTTATGTTCCCTTGTGTCCACTTGTATAACCATTAAAAACACATCCTTTTAATTAAATGGAAGTTCTTCCTGTACACTATCCGGAATACTCATAAAGTCCGTACCTGCCGGACTTGCTCCCATGATAGCTTCTTCCTTCAGATGATCGTCATAGGCCTTTGTGGTACGCTCTTCCGGAATATCTGCATCTTTGATTCCTTCCACGCTGCGGAACCATGCAAGTTTGTGACGTTTTACTTCTTTATTGTCGTACCAGTCTCTCTCCAGACGGAAGATGCCGCCGATCAGTTTTCCCTTAAACTGCTGCCCGAAATTATCGCCCCACTTAACGGCAAATCCCGGATTTGACTTTTCTACGCATGTGATAAAAGTTTTAAGATTACGGACGCCATACTCTACACTCTCGTCAATGACCATATAGTTAGTGCCGGCATTCGGATATTTCTTGTCTGGACGGATATCATTTTCAAACTGCTTCATAAAGTACCCCGCCTGTTCGTCTCCTTCTGCAAAATCAAACAAGATAACGAGCATATCAAGTCCACCCTGTGTTTTTTTCTCTAATACCTGCTTAATTACCATTTTGTGCCCGCCAAGAGCAATCGGTTCAAATTCTCCTGCTGCCTGTGTAGTATCGTAATTATTTGGTTTCTGCATTGTCTGTTCCTCCTAATTCATAATAATCTCTGATAACCTTGTCAACTTCTGCAAGGTCGTTATCAATAGTTAAACTGTCAAACATCCCGATCGGGGACTTACTTACCGCTCCCTGACTGGACTGAGTGACAAATAAGTGCTTTCCACTCTCTTCGATGCATCGAAGAACGATGGTAAACATGCCCTCGATGCAAACTTTTTCGTCCAGAAGCTTACCAATTGTCTTAGGCTTTACTTCCCCGGAGTCATCTTTTTCCTCATGCATCATAAGGTAAACAATTTTATTCTGCGGTACTTTTGTTACAATGAACTGGATAAGATTCCAGAAATAGTCTCCAATATCATTGTACAGAGCGAACACTGCATTGCCTTTTCCAGCAGAAGCGTGTCCCTTCATAAAATGATTCGTGATAAGATACCCTGCATCATCAATTACGATAGACTCTGCTTTTGATGCGATCAGGCACTTCATTACCTGCTGGTAATCATCTGTAAACCATCCGTCAATCTTTCCTTTAAACGGAAGCGGTTTATTCAATACTCTAATAAGATTCCAGTGTTCATTCTGGCAGTTCCTAAGACTGGTACTCTTGCCAGAACCAGATTTTCCAATAATTAATACGGGTGTTGCCATTGCTATTCCTCCTTGTCATAAACTACATGTTTACTGCCCTCGATAATCAGCAAACTTGCAATATCTTTCATTGATAAGGTTGATTCGTTATAGATTTCGACCAGTGCGTTGTATGCGTCTGATGAAACCTTTACAACCTGATTGTCTTTTCCGGTTACCAGTTGTTTCTTTCTTGCCGGAATACGGATTTCAAATTCACTCATTCGTTTCCTCCTTATACGATTTCTGAGCCGTTAAAAGCCCATTTAGAGCCTGTACATAGTTTGCTAGCATTCTTGCCTTGTATGATTCTTCAATGGGGTTATCCGGGACTGTGGCAAGCTGTATATCAATCAATCTCAGAACTTCATTAATTCTCTCATCCATGTTCACACCGCCTTGAAAAAACAGTACAGGTTGTCTGAAGCATCTCCGAACTTCTCTCCATCAATATCTTCGGCTTTGTGGTATTCCACATGATCCAGAGACATATCACAGTTTTCATAATCCAGAATGTAATCACCTCTGGACTGAAGCTCTCTGAGCAGCTCGTTGATACATCCTGCTATCTCCAGACTGGGAAGAAGTTTCATAATCGCTATCTGTTTACTCATTTGGACACTTCCCATCTATCAGAAGTTCCAACAAGAAAGCTTTGATTATTCTGAGACTTTCACGACTTTCTTTCTCATAAAATGGGTTAAAAGATACGTTTTGGTACAAATCCCACTCGAATTCGCCGTCGGGAAGGTCAACGTCTTCTTTTCTTTTAATTCCCCTTACGTTCAGACCGTAGCTTGAATAATCAAACGTAATACTAGCTGTCGGAACTTCGTTCACAACTCTTTTACAGAGTTCGTAAATTTCATCAATCTCTTTCTCGAACATCTTCTTATCCTCCTTATTTCTTACCAGTCTGCTTTCATCTGGCGTACCGCCCATGCTGCCGAGATACCGAAAAAGATGTTCAGCCAGATAGGTATATTCACATATTTCCCGGCAAGCATACAAACAGCAATTAGCATATACTCTTTCATTTTATTTCTCCCAGAATCCACGCAAGGTTGCTCGCTACCAGTGCGGTAGCCGTCACAATCCATGCCGTGAACCATCTTTTTGACTTTTTCTTGCTTTCTTCGACAATTTCAGTCGCAAGTGCTACTTCGATGTCAGCCCATGTAAGCTGGCTTTCGTTTCTAATTTCACTCATATCTTGCTAATTTCTCCTTATTTTTTCTTATTTGTCTTTACAATTAGCAGATAGAGAACTATAATGTATCTATCCACTAAGGTGTTTTAGTGGTGCAAAGCTCCGGGGCGGAGGTCCAATCTCCCTCCGGGGCACTCACTTATTAAGAGCAGCCTTACCTTTCCAGACATGTCCAGTCACTTCATAGACTTTCCTAGGGCTTATGATGTATGTAATTCGTCCACCGGAAAGGCTTTTTGCTGGCTTGTTATTCTGCACAGCCACTCCAATTGGCAACCATCCGTACACAATCCCTGCCCGGATTGCTGTTACAGGAAGTCCGATCAATTGGCTTGCATCGGCTACGCTCATGTTCTCCGAGGAGAACTCTGGCATCTGTGGAATGCCAGATATGATTCTTGCAACCTCTGCAGCGAACTGATGAATCTGTGCATTCTGCTCTACGTAATTATCAACTGCACTCATATAAACCTCTTTTCTAACTGATACTCATTTGAGCGTTACAGTCACGTATCATCATTACTGTATTGGTGCATGGATGCCAATTTCTGACATATTCCATAGATTCTTCAAATCTCAGCTTAGGAATGTTATTGCGGGCATTTACTGTGAAGTAAGTCTTTATATCCCTGTTGCATTCAGCAAATACTTTCTTGCCAATTTCCTTGTAAGCATTTGATTCTTTCCCACCAAGGTGAGCAATTACGACACTTGACACTAAGTCCCTAATAGCTTCCTGCTGTGCATAGTCAATAGTCATGGTGTTTTCAAGTCTGTTAAGCCGTTCTTCGTGATCTAAGAATCCTGTCGCAATAACCTGTATCTGTTCAACTGTCGTCAGTGGTTTCCGGTATGAGCCTGTCTTTCGAATTGTTGGAAGAACTTCATCCATAACCCACGCTTCGAATTTCTCTGCTGATGGAAGTTTCGATTTCATAATCAAGCGGTACAAATCTCCCTCTGTTATGAAACTTGCTTCCTGATTCCTGCCGAGAGAATCTGTGAGGTGGTGTTTTACCACCCCACGGCAATGCTGTTTAAGTGCATTAACCGTGTCCTTGTAACCAAGTGCTTTCGCAACGTCAGCTCCAACAAAATACGGTTTCCCGTCAATTTCTATTGTTCGAATTTCTCCGAACTCTCCTGAATTAAAAATCTGTAATTCGTTCATAAGTCTCCTTTCTTGTGATATACTCCCAGTGGATGGGAGGTGATATTGTGTATCTCAACCGATTTATTGTTTCGATTCTTACCACCCTAGCACTAAACGGATTAAAACTGTTGCCACACTTGCTACAATTGCTGGAATCACATATTCCATAATCGGATGGCGTTTCATATTTTTTACCTCCTTACTTTGCTTTTATCTCTTAATACGATTTTTATTCAACCTATTGTATTTCCTTTCCCCTCTACCTATAATGCATTTACAGGCACTGACATGCCGAGTATAACGAAAGGGGAATTATATGGTTGAAACAATTACACGGCTGTATCATTGCCACAAGATTCACAAACACGTGACTGTTTATGAAGAGTATGAGGTTTCTGATAGCGGTCGCCACCTACTGCGGTGCTCATGTCCATATCATCAATACACGGAAATGAAGCCACACTGTGATGGGTATAATGACCATGGTTTTCAATGTGGTTATGCAAAAAATCAATAACCAGGCTCACTAACTCATCTGGTCGCTCACTTGGCGATAGGTAACAGTAAAGCCGAAGGTCACATTTGCAACAGTCTCCACCAGATTCTTTGCAGTGTTGACTGACGGCTTTATTAAATTGTAATGCGTCCATTTATTCTCCTTTCTGCTCTGGAATTTTCGGTTCAAGAAACCTATCTGTTTTATCAGGATTCTTGTATTTTGCGATTGTTTCTCCAACCCCAAGAAAATATCCCTTGTCAAACTCTGACATATTGGGAACTGCCTTGGCTATTGATTCGAGAATCTTCTTTTCTTTCTCAGACAATATATTCACTCCTTTCTTACACGTTTTGATTCTTCAAAAGCAACTAAGTCACTTTCTGACACTCTGTAACCAGAGCCGTTCAGATTGATTGCCGGAAGCTGTTTATTCCGTATCCATCTCCACACGGTAGGAACTTTCACACTATATCTCTGAGCGATTTCTTCGCAAGTGTAAAGACGTTCCAAAAAATCACCTCCTACTTATTTTTAGTTGCGTTTACCACTTATTTGTGTTATCCTAGTTAATGCCTATTGGCAAAGGAAAGGAGTGGTTATTATGACCCAACTTTTGAATTTGCCTGTTCCCTTTGCTCTTAATCCGTCCGTACTGACACCTCGACAGTTAAAACAGGTCAAAGACGGCTCTGATTGTTTTGTCAGCGATTAGGCATGTTGCAGAACCAAGACTGCGAAAGTGACAAGGCGCTTCAAGAAGCATTTGGTCTCGTCAGATGTGGCGTCAGCCTGCAAAGCACATAGGGTAAACAAATTTGGTAAAGAGCTGTTAGGGACGAGACCCCTAGCAGTTTCTTTTTATTTAATAGAAGCCTTGTTTCTATCAGATTGTGGTAAACGCTCAAGGCTTTGTGTTACCTTGTGTTATTATAATATCTCACTCAGATAGATTTGTCAAGCGTAAATCTCACAAAAAATTTGACAGAGTTAGATTTTTGTGCTACTATATACTTGCAGTTAAGAATAGGAGGTGAAAAGAGTGAATACCAGGATTCAACAAATAAGAAAGACTGCGAAGATGACTCAGGATGAGTTCGCCGAGAAAATCGGGGTATCTAAGAACTTTGTTTGGATGATAGAAAAAGGAGAAAGAGTTCCATCAGATCGAACTGTCAAGGATATCTGTAGGGAATTCAAAGTCAACTACGAATGGCTGACTAAGGGAACAGGTGATATGTTCATCCAGAATAAGAGAAAATCCGAGATTGCGGATTTCGTTGGTTCGGTTCTGAATGGAGAAGCAGATAGCTTCAAGATACGATTAGTAGAAATACTTGCTAATCTAAATGAATCAGAATGGGAAACACTTCAGAAACTTGCGAACGCTTTAGCGGACAAGAAAGAGGAGTAAAAAGATGGGGACAGGAAATAACTCCTGCCCCTTTTCTTTATTTCAGTCCTAGAAATGATATTATAAATCTAAATATTGTATATAATTGGTCATGGTCTGCTTTTTCTATCATCTCAATAATCTCTTTCTTATAATCCATAATAGCCCTCCCTGTCACAACTATCGCCTACACTACAATATATGTCCGGCTGTGGGAAATAGAACCGAACATTAGTTCTTTTTTGCTATTATACCACCTATCCCGACTCTTGGCAACTGCCAATGATACACATAAACTCTCACTATTTTATAGAAAAAAATATTTCTTTTTCATCTAAATCACTCTATTTCGTTCTAAATCTTTACAATATGTTCTTAAAATGATAAAATAAAAATACCACGAATAACCGTACTTTACATAATATTGCAAAATCAGCGGTACAAAATACATAATCCGCATAAAAAGTGCGAAGCGTGGCGAAAACATATCAGGAGGGTGTTTATCATGAATGAAAAGAAAAAATATTGTAAGCACTGCGGAGAACTTATTGACGACGACTGTGTAGTATGTCCTAAGTGTGGAAAACAAGTAGAACAATTAGCTTCCAATAACAGAGATATTATCATTAACAATTCTGCATCTTCCTCTGCGTCCTCAGCAGCAAGTTCGGGTACACCGTATATAAAACGGAAAATGCCATGGTATCTAAGCTGGTTTTGGATTTTAATATTGGGTGCTTGTTCTGGTGGAATTTATTGGATTGTAGGAATTGTAATGAGAGTAAATTGGAAATCACATAATTAAATAAAAAACCGCCCTGGCATTGGCGTACCGGGACGGCATTTATACATCTCCGAAGAAATGTAATATTCTGGCAAACATATTGTATCATCTTCGGAGCAGTCAAACAAGACAGAAAATTTGTTCGACTGTTATTTTTATACCTAAAAACAGCTACATAAAGAAAAGAGGAATAAAAATGGCGAAGAAAAGAAAGAAATATCCAAAACTGCCGAATAACTTTGGTTCTATTCGGTATCTTGGCAAGAACCGGAGAAACTGCTTTGCAGTGCATCCACCAGCTACACTGGGCGATAATGGTAAACTAAAACGTCCGCCGGCGATCTGCTACGTAGACGACTGGATAAAAGGCTTCACTGTCCTGACAGCATACAAAGCCGGCACGTACCAACCCGGCATGGAACGGACTCTTGAGGTATCTCCTACAATGGACATAGACGCCCTTGTGAACCGCTTAATTGCTGACTACAATACAATTAAGGGTGTCGAAGGAAAGCACCCGGAAATCAAGAAATTGACGTTCTCAGAGGTATATAAACAGTTTTATGCGTGGAAGTTCCCAGAGGGGACAAAACTGTCATACAGTTCAAAGGAAGCGTATCGGACAGCTTATACAAACTGCACTGTTCTACATAATCGCGTATTCGAAGATTTAAAGGCTCCCGATATGCAAAAGGTTATTGATGATTGTAAGCTGAAAAAGCAAAGCCAGATGGCTATTTTGACTCTGTTCAAGCAGATGTACAAATATGCAGTATACTCAGAAATCGTAACGGAAAACAAGGCGTTATATGTCCATGTTAATGCTGATAATGACACTGAACATGGAACGCCATTTTCTGATCAGGAGATGCAAGTGCTGTGGAATAATACTGACGATCCAGAAGTGCAGCTCATTCTTATTATGTGTTACTCCGGTTGGAGAATTGGCGAAGTGTTAAAACTTACGACCAACCTAGAAGAGAAATACTTTCAAGGTGGAATCAAAACAAAAGCCGGTAAGAACAGAATCGTCCCGATACATCCTGCTGTATACCATTTTGTCGAACAGAAAGTGCTGACACAAGATGGAAAACTATGCGTATATACTCAGCAACATCACAGGAAAGCGTTGTTCTATCCTACACTGGAGCGTTTGGGAATAGTCGGCAATCCGAAACACACGCCGCACGACTGCCGGCACACCTTTTCAGCCCTGTGCGAAAAATACGGCGTCCGGGAGAACGACCGGAAGAGAATGCTCGGCCACTCTTTTGGAGGAGATGTCACAAATGCGGTATACGGCCACAGGACACTGGAAGAACTCCGGACAGAAATAGAAAAGATAAAAGTTCCATTTGTGACTAACTGTGACTAACGGAACCCATTTTAATCTTTCTAAAACAACCGAAATATTATTATCGAAATGCCGGAAACCCTATTAAAATCAACGTTTTCAGCGATTTAACAAGGATTTCCCACATTTCATTTTCATTATTCTAATTTTATTAATTGCGACCAACAAATAGAATTTAGAAAATTGCGCAAATGCCTGTAAATACAGTGTTTTTGGCACTATTATATTAGGAAACAATATTTTTATCTGTGACTAACGTGTGACTAACGATAACAGTCTAAAACTTCCGAAATGATACAAAATATGTTTAAAGATAAAATTCCCGGGGAATTAACCCCGGGAAAATCATTTAGAAATTTCTGTGATTCTGGTGAATGTTCCTTTTGGAACAAATTCAAAAACAAACCCTTCTGTCGGATGCGGGATGCGGATGAAGTACCATTTCAGCCCTGAGCTGTCGGTTTCTGTGTACTTCATCACCTCTACAACTGCACCTTTTTTCAGTTTTGGGAACAGCTTTGATGAGCTGTTTTTGTTTGATTTTGTATAGCATTTTGTGTCCTTTTTTATCTGTGCAATGTAGGCTCTGGTGTTCTGTTTTTTGACTACATCCGAGTCTGAAACTGACGTTGTATTTTTAACTAAACTGTAATTTGGAGTACAGAATTTTGTCCCGGGAAGGTTGCTGTTGTAGTAACTTTTCTGACATACTCCACCGCCATTTGCGATAATTGTAGAGCCACCAGAAGTATTTCCTTCGACTGTCCAGAACCGATCTCCTGATACCTTTATTACGATTCCAGTGTGTGTGAATGTGCCATTTCGATAAAAAATAACAATATCTCCAACTTTTGGATTGCTGTTCAAAGTAAACAAATCTGCCATTGTCGGACAGTAAACGTATGGCCAGTGCTTCAAAAGTTTCTTTGCTGTGTCTAATCCGAATGCTTTCATCATGCACCACGAAACGAATGCAGCGCACCATGGCTGTCCCTGATAATCCGGCTTGATATCCCGCCAGTATTTCGTATAATTATTTTCTCCGGCATTTGCTGTCTTGCTATCAAGCTGACTATTGCTTGCCTTTTCAAGATATCCGGTTTCATTCTTTGCAATCTGGATTAATTTGTCAATTGCGTTCATGCCTGTCTCCTCGCTTTCTGGAAAATATGTCTTTAATGCGTTATAAACAAATCTTTGTCTGCTCTTATATGCTCCGACTTGATTCCCTGTGTCCGTCTGGCAGGCTGCATAGAGATTGTCGAGTGTATATGGCTTCTGAGTCTTTGCCAGAATCCTCGTTACCGCTCCCTGCCCGCCTTGGTGCCTAAAGTTCACACACATAGCTTGCGCTCTGGCGTCAGTAACGCCCTGTTTAAGGGCTTCTTCTACATAGGTGGCTAATTGTTCATTCATAAGGCTATCTTGGCATTTAACGCCTAAATCGGACGAAATAAGGGCAACTATGGTATCAGCAAGCTGTGACACTCTGGAAATATTAAAACATTCCCAGTTTGCGGTCTGGACCTGTTCCAGAAGTCTGACCTTGTCTATCTTCTCCCACTGCTCCGGGTCGGCATCGTAAATTCGTTCCAGAAGTGTTTTTGCTTCGATTCCGTACCACTGCCCTGCCCCGATTGTAATTGCGTGTTCTTCAGAAGAATTGGTGTAGGCTTCCGTGAAGTCCGAATAATCTTGCTGTCCGTAAACCTGTCCACCGGTTTCGACTGCATAAATAATCTTTCTGAGTACCTCTTTTTGTTTATCTTTCATGCAAAATCCTCCCAGATTTTCATTTACACATATTATGTTTACTGTAATGGGTTTATTTTTCTACCGTCCCATCCTCGTTCAGTGTATAACCATCCTTTTGAAGCTTTTCAATCACTTTTTTGTTCCACAACTCAGGAACATCTGTCCATTTCTTTAATCCGTTAATTACTCGTTCTTCGAAAAATTTAACCATTGTTTTCACCTCCGATTGTCGAAACTAAAGTAGCCAGTTCATCCAAAGCCGAATCATGCGTTGATACAAGTTCAGCCAGACCGTCAATACCATCACCATTAATCAGAATTTTACGATTAGATTCCGCATTAAGCATCCGCATCACCCAGTCAAGCTTTTCAGACATTTCATTCAGCCTGTTTGAAACTCGATTGATGGCTTTGTAGATATTTGCAATTTCTTTTTTATTCATATGCACCTCCTGTTCTTAGCCATTCAGCTATAAATAATTCATTAATTTACTTTCCCGATCGCCTGATACTGTTCATGAATATCCAGTTTCTCTTAACCTGATGGGAAAATTGTGTTTGTCGCAAATCCTTTTAACCGTCTTACGGCGGTAGATGGGATTTACTAGGATTTTAGAGACATAAGCAGGGGGCAATGCCGCTAGTGTTGCGGGCACTGTCGACGCCCGCACCCCCGCCTATACTCACACGACAGAAGGAATAACCGTCGCTGGACCTAGGCGAACGTGTCCAATAGTAACCAGATGCATAATCACTGCTATAAATTGGCTTCTTATATCTATTAGCAGTAGCATTTTGAAAATACTGATACTGTTCTCCTTCACCTCTGGAAGAATATGACGCACTGCCAAAAACCTCAATTTCAGAAGGCAAAAACGCATAGTCACTAGAAGTCTTAATTTCACTACTCTGGCCACTAGCTGATGTCAATTTCTTAACTTGTTTCATCATGTTTTGGATATAGGCAGGCAAGCATCCTTTGTACACATCGTTGCACCATTTACGTCTTGCACAGCCTTCCCAGCCACTGCTATTTGCGTTTACTCTGTTTATATAACCACATTCATGCGATGTATTATAGGAGCTGTTATATTCTGTCGTGGTGTCTAAATACAGCATACGTTCTGTCTGAATTGTAATCGCAGCTTTGGTCTTGCCATTGACAGCAGTCACTAAATCATCATGTTCAATTCCGATAATTACATAAGCGTAATCATTTGCCTTGTGTGACTCACTTACACCAGTTGCAGGCATGGCGTTATGATGAATTACCCTCTTGTCACCAACCGCCCAATAGTCTCCAATGTTGATTTTGCCTGCGTAGTGCGCTTTAATCATCCTTGCAATTTCAGCATCCGTTCCGTCAGCAAATGTGACAATCTTCAAATCCTCTTCTGGTTCGCCGAGAAGTCTGTTTCCTGCATCGTAGTTGTATACACCATCAGTGTTGTATGGGAACAGTGCGAAGTAATATTTTTTACCATTTGTCAGTCCTGTGACGGTATAGCCTGTGGTTTTGTATTTATCTCGAACTGTATTATCAACCACAAGCGTTCCGTCATCTGGATTTGCAGGATAGCCCATTTCTTTCATTACAAGTTTTGTGCCAGCCCATGTAGAGAATGTTGAACCACTGATTACCGTGTTTTCAGGGTCTTGCCATTTAATTGTGACAGATGCGTTTAAGTTCTCAATCATTGGGTTGTTTACGGGCTTGGGAGTAACGGTTGTACCACCGCCTTTTGCGTGGAGCGTTCCGTCTTCGTCTATGAATGTTGTCTTGCCGTCAGGTTTAACCTTACCAAGAGTTTTGATTGTAGCAATCGGGACAGTTGCATCACTTCCCCTGTCTCCTTTTGGCCCTTTGATATTTACTGTTTCGGGATTGGCAATTCCATCTGTGTTGCTCCAGCTTATGTTTCCATCAGTGTCTACACTTGGAACGAATGTAGTGCCCTTTTCTCCTTGCGGTCCAGCATCTCCTTTTGCACCCGTATCGCCTTGCGGCCCGGTAATATTTACTGTCTGGGGATTTTCAAGTCCTCCGTCATTACTCCAACTTATGTTTCCTTCGCTGTCTACAACAGGAGTGAATGTGATTCCTCGCGCACCAGTATTTCCTTGCTCGCCTTTTGGCCCAATTGGGCCTTGTTCACCTTGCGGCCCAGTATCGCCTTTTAGGCCCTGTGTTCCCTGCTCTCCTTTTTCTCCGGGGTCTCCTTTTACACCCTGCGGCCCTGGGTCGCCCTTTGGGCCTTGCGGACCAACTGGCCCCTGCGGCCCCTGAATCTTGCCAGCATTGTTCCAATTCGTGCCGTCAAAAACCCACATTTCTCCATTTATTAAATACGCGTCGTTCTTCTCTGCACTCAGGGGGAGGTCTGCCTCAGATTCTTTTGCGCCAAGGACATTAAGAGATGTTCCGTCGTTTCCTTGCTCGCCTTTTTCTCCTCGCGGGCCTTGCGGACCAACTGGCCCCTGCGGCCCAACATCTCCTTTTTCACCTTTTGGGCCTTGCACTCCTTGAGGTCCCATAATATTCCCAACATTTTCACTATCACCATCTGAAAATGTTATTGTCAAATTTCCATCTGTGTCAATACTGACTGCTGTGATAGAGACGCCCCTCAGTGATTCTTTCTGCTCAGGAGTCAACGATTCAAATGTTACGGTACCATCTGCGCCTTTATCTCCTTTTTCGCCTTTGGGACCCTGTGGACCAACAAATTCTCCAGCATTGACCATCTCTGAGATATCCTCGATAGAGCACAACCGCCTTACGTCATTAGCCGCAAAAGCAATGTATAATGCCTTACCAGATGGAACGGAAGGGTCATTGCCAAGAATCGCAACGGGTTCTCCGGGACGAATTTTCGATGTATCAAAATCGGCGTACATACCGCGCCGGAATTGTATTGTGTATGTATTGGCCATATTAGACTTACCTCCTTATGAAAGGAAATTATTTTTTATGTAATCCTTTACGGAATCAAGATTTTTCTGCACGCTGTCATCCATCACGAGGAAATTGCCTTTATTGTTCTGACTGATGATACTTCCTGTGTTTTCGTCTACTTCTGAATAGGTGTAAGCAATGCGGCTTCCTTCTCCGGTACTAAGGTTCATAAAACTTGTAAGAATTTTTTTCATGATATTTCCTCCATTTCGTCAATAATTTTTTCCCTGTTATTAAGAAGTTCTTTTTCATAATCTGGCTCTGATACTTCAAGGCTTTCACTGTAGTCTGGCTCTGGCATGTCTATGTCTATTGCCCTGTCGTAAGCTGTTTCACTTACATCAGCAAAACGCATGTGTTCATAGTCAGCCTGCCGCGCTTTGATTTCGAATGCAAATTTAAGCCCCGGAGTACCTTTTACAGCGAAATATGTCTGCTCTTTTTTATCTACCCAACAATCTCCATCCCCCTCCTTTTGCAAGAATACATAATATTCAATCCTTACATTGGTAGATTCCTGGAATATGTCATCTATGTCTATCAGACACGTGCCGTCTTCTGATATGGATGCTTCTCCGATGTCTCCAAACATGGGGGATGCCATTTCGTAGCAATAAAATGCCTGTGTACCATAGTTTTTTGTTGGAAAAATCCTCTTCTTCGTTCCTCGGACACTTAAATCTGCAAGGTCTGTCCCCGTACCTGCACTGTAGAAATGACCACTGGCTTCTACATGTGTACCTGCTTCAACTTTTTTTGATGTCGAAACGCTGTTCGCCGAAACGCTAGTACCAATCGAGGCTGAGCTTGCGTGTACGGCTCCTGTATAAAGATTGATTCCTCTAATTCGTGTTCCATACAGTGTCCCGTACCCCGGTACATATACTCCTGTATTCGTCTCTGAATAGATCTCTCCAGTTGAAGCATCTAGCGTTACTTCTCCATACGTGCCACTTGCTGAAAGCTTTTTAATTCCAACTTTCCATCCTGCTAATTCACCTGTGTTAATATAATCGGCGTTCATGTACACATTGCCATTTGATAGATACAGACCTTTATTATTGCTGTTATCGCTTAACACATCAATAATCTCTTGTTTAGACATTTTTCCTATGTCGAGATCACCAAGTGCTTTGTCTGTATAGCGATTCGCATTCGATAACGCTGTCGAAGCTTTATCTTCCGCAACGCTATATATTGTATCGCCGTTTGTTAGTGCGAATGTATTAGGCCTGAGCGTAACATTTCCGTAGTTATCAATCGCAAATGTTGATGTTCCAGAACTGTTTGTAACGTTGATGTTCTTCAGATTAATCAAATCAGCTGAAATCTGGCCGGACTTAATATAGGAAGCATTTATATACAGATGTCCGTTCTGCATATAAATTCCTTCTTGCTTACCATTGTCCGTTAAAGCGTTAAAAACTCTTTCAAAATTGACAATTTTTTCAGCATCCAGTTCCCGCCAAGCGCCTTCAGTCCCAGAAAACATATATACCTGGCTTGTAGAGAAGTTCATGAATATCGAGCCGTCATGCTTTTCATATTCTTCACTTTTCCATTCAGATGCCGGATAATTCTGCAATGTTGGTGTATACGTGCCATAATAGTTCGGGATAGTCACATTACGAACTGACCCATCCACAACGTCTTTGGCGATCTGTTCAATAGTTCTGCTTTTCAGCGTAAAGTTTTCAACCTCTAATGTGACAGCACCTGTGTCGGCATCTATTCTTAATGTCGTATTCCCGTTATTATCTTTCGCTGTGAATCCTCTTGTGTTAATCCATTCTGATTGAATACCGATGGCATAGAGAATATTCAGAACGGCATCTCCATTACTATCAAAGCCGGCTTTCCATGTCTGACCGCCGTCTACTGACAAGAAGAATCCATCAGCACTTGTCTTATAAATTACTTTAGAATCAGCAAGTGTAGGCTTATCATGCCGGTACGTAATTACAGAACCATCTTCTTGTACTTTCTCTGTATAGAAGAAACCCAGCGTGTTCGCTGCGAGTTCATTCATTTGTTTGAGCTTTACGTCATATGCAGATAACTTTTTCTCTATATCTTTTTTTGACTGCTCTACCGCTGCTTGCTGACCACCAATAAACTCACTTACATCTTCTTCGGCACTCTTTGCACTACAGCTCCATGATGTTGAGCCACCGAACACGAACTCTATGTCTGTCACAAATGATCTGAAGACACGATTCTTTGTATCAATAAATTCGACCGGATCGCCGAAAGTGGCGTATCCATTGGCAATTCCGTCACATGAGAAAGGGCGCATTCGTAGGCCGATTAATTGATTTCCAATAGCTTCGACTCCTGCCTGTGCATTTCCTGACAATAGCTGATTATCAATAGTGATTACATAGCCGTCCTGACCCGACATATATTCTGTCTCATCCTCTATGTACTTAACGCCTGTTACAATAACATCGTCTACATCATATTGTAGATTCTGAATTGAAAATAACGCGTGATAATCGTTATTGCTTAACGTACCACCATCAACCGCAGTCCCTGTTGTCCATGGATTAAGCGTACCTCCATCCAGATCATCACCATTTGTCCAGTTCTTTACTGCTCCACCATCGTAAATAGTCGTATTGGTAAATGTCTTATCAAACGTAATAATCCTGAGTAAGTCATTTTCGTCGATTCTTGCATTTCCACCGGCTATCCCGGCACACATTCCGATTACTGTACGGTATGTCGCATTAGATGGCGCTTTCTGAATCTGAAAGTCCGCATTTGGAAACATTGCATCTCCAAGAGTGATTCCACATTGTTGACAGCATTCTGAGAGCAGTTCCTTGACTGTACAAGGAAAAGACAGGTTAGAATCATATGTCTTATCAGCATTGTGCATTTTATCTAAGAGAGAAAGACTTATTTCGCTTGCTGTTGCAGGCTTTTTCGATACAATATAAGTACCTCTCTTTATAGTTTCTATCCTGTCGGATAGCTGCACATTGAGAAAGACAACAAACCTTGCAGCGTTAAAATTATATCCGTCAAAACGCCCATCATCGTTTACTAATGATAAGCTTGCTGTTTTTTCGATTGCCACGCCCACTGGGAAGTCCCCAGAGTCCGCTGAATCTACGAGACTATTTCCAGACAGATAAAAGTCTTTTTTACCTAGCTTAAGAGTTGCACCATTTGACAATGTAACATTTGCTGTCACGTAATAATTTCTGTTTGTAAGAGATTCTTTCTTTAACTGAGTAGATACATTTATCAAATCGGCTCAATCCTCCTTACATTGATAGACAAATCCGTCCACTTTTCTTCCCCGTCTTTCAGGGTTTGCGCAGCCATGTTAAAATTTGATGCGTAGAATGTTCTGTCTATCCATCTTCCCGGAACAGTAGGGTCTTTATGATGGAATGTGAATTGACTTTTGTTAAGCACAGTATTTAGTATGGTTGCTATTTCAGTCCACGTAAGTTCGCCCCATTGCATGTCATACCCACCAATTGTTCCCATTGGTGTATTGTGCATAATCAAATCCTGACTTCTTTTAGAGTCTTCCGTAGAAGTGGTTGCGAACACCGGCTTGTAGCTGTCCGGTGCTCTTATAACAACGTTGTCTATCTTGAATTGTTCCTGCGCCATATTCTTCTCCTTATGCTAACTCAAATGGGTTCTTCCCGTTCCGGTTTCTTCTCATTTCGGCTTCACTGATAATAATATCTAACAATTTTCTGCCAGATGCATTAACTGTAACATTGTAAGTGTTTCCATCTCCCTGTCCTTTCCCTGACTCTTCCCGGACGATCTGACGCAACAGGCTTTCCGGCGCTTCCAGGTTATTTCCCTTTTTCTGGTCACCTAATACCGCAAGGAATTCGCTTCGTGGTGGAATAACTGCACCACTGGCCAGATACGGAATAGTTCCAATACGTGGAAATGTTGCATGAAATCCAATAGTCTTTGAACCAAACGGTGTTGGAACAGTCCAAGGCCCAAAGGAGAAAGCCGATTCAATTCCGCCAATTGCATTATTAATCATCCCAACTGCATTATTAACAATGCTGATTGCCTGATTAATCGGAGCTTTAATAAAATCCACAATGCCTTCAAACGCAGATTTGACTGCATCTCTGGCGGCATTAAACTTATTAGTGATAGCGTTTTTTATCGCTTCTACTTTATTAGACACGAACGTAGCTACGTTTTCCCATGTTTTGGACGTCTTGTTCTTTACGCTGTCCCATACGCCTACAACTTTAGTTTTAATTGCATTAAATACTGTGCTGGCTGTGGATTTAAGAGAGTTCCAAAGGCCAGAAAGTGTCTTTTTGATTGCGTTCCAGATTGTTGAAGTCAATGCTTTAATCGCATTCCAAGCAGTACTGATGATGCTCTTTATTATACTCAACGCGCCTTTTGTTACGGTTTTAATTATCTCCCACGCACCTGACACGACATCTTTGATAAAACTCCATGCTCCATCCGCAATCTCTTTTATTCCCTGCCAAGCCAGTTCCCAGTCTCCCGTGAAAACGCCAACAAGAAAATCAATAATTCCACTCAGTGTATCTGCTACATCACCAATAATTTTAATTAATGATTCCAAGACTTTTATTGCTGTGGTTCCTACAACGTCAATTATCTTTGCCACAACCGGAAGCAAATTTGCGATTATCCAGTTAATCAAAGGCACTAACACTGACTCCCACAGAAGTTTCAGAGAATCAATGAGTTTTCCGAGGAATGTTTCTATCTTTAAAATCGCATCCCCTAACGGTCCCTCTAATAGTCCTTTGAACTGTTCCGCCAGTCCTTGTAGTACTGGAAGAACGTATGTGTTATATCCAGTTATCAGAGTTCCAAATATGCTTGACAGTCCATTTGCTATAGAATCAAAGAACGGCTTTACGTGTTCATCGTATAACCTCGATATTGCGTCACTAAGGTTTTGAACAACTGTTAAGACCCCACTTGTTACAGTTTCTATTACTCCGAGGCTGCCCTCAATTGCTGACTTCAAAATGTCTTTGTTGTCGATAAAAGGCTGCGCAATCATGTTAAGGATGTCTCTGCCAAGTTTTGCGGCTGTTTCCGTAAGAACCATTCCAATTTCAGTAAAGATTCCGATTAAATTAGCAGTAATCTGCTGCGCAGTTTCTTCGCCGAAAACTGAGAAAACATCAGCAAAAGCAACTGCAAGGTTTCCGCCTATTTGTGCAATTTCAGAGCCGATATTGAACATATCTATCAGATAGTTCTTTATTCTTTGCGTGTTCTGCTTTAAAAACTTTTCGATTCCGCCTATAATGTTTTGCGCAATTGTTAATCCGATTCTGGCAAATGAGCCGGCAACTTGTCCAATTGCATATGCGAATGAATCGAAAAAATTATTTGCTGCTTTAGCAACTTCTGAATCAGTGAAGATATCCTTTAAAGATTTCCATATGGAATCGAGATCCTTTTTTATTCCGTCAAGAATTGGTTCGTAATCTCCTAATCCATCCCAGAATCCTTTTGCGATTAACTTAGCCAACTGTTTAAATCTGTCGATTATCTTTTTTAGCGGTTTTGACATTTTATCAAGAACTGTCTCACCCTCTGCCAATTTTCCATAATCAACATTTTGTACAGCATCTTTCATCTGATCTGCAAGTCCGCCGGTTGCGCCCGGTACTTTTGACGATGAATCTGTGCTTTTATCCGTTGAGTAATTATTTATTTCGTCAAGAGGACTAAGATATCCTTTTGCCGCCTTAGTAGCTTTCTTAGTTGCATCTGCTGTATCATTTGTCGCATCTGCCAGCTTTTCGGCATTGTTGGCAGCATCTCCATATTGGTCTGCCGTATCAGCTATTGCATCTGTTCCGACAAGACCTGCACCACTTGCGCCTGTCTGGCCAGATGATTTCTTTCCGGTGATTAATTCCGTAAATGACTTGAAGGCATTTGCCAGAGTTGCTAACTTACCGAGCAAGATATTAATAACTCTCAAAACGGGAGTGAAGAGATTGATTAATCCCTGTCCGACTGTTGCCTTGAGAGATTGCAACTGTAACTGCATCACTCTGACCTGGTTCGCCCATGAGTCAGATGTTCGAATGAAATCACCAGATGCGGCAGATAGCTGTTTCTGCACAAAAGCCAAACGAAGAGCCACTTTCTCCTGTTCTGTCATTTCAGATGTGGTTTTGCCGTAGCCGTTTGCAAGTGCGTACTGGTCAAGTGCCGACTGAGTCATTACCACGCCGAGGTCCTTGAGTGTTTCCGTTTCACCTGTAAACACTGATTTCAGTTTGATATAGGCTAAGTCCTGACTGATGTTGTAAAATGATGCTACGTCACCAGTCAGCTGTGTCAGAGCTGTTGACATGTCGTAAGCCTGTGCTTCGGAGAAACCGAACGACTTAGACATTGCTCCGAACGTTCCGACATACTGTTTTGCCATGGTTTCTGACAGTCCGGCAGAGGTCATAGCATTCTTTGCAAATTCGTTTACCTTGTCCGACATGGTTGTGAATGTAACATCGACCACGTTCTGCACTTCGGCAAGGTTAGAGCCGAGTTCTACGCATTCCTTACCGAACTGCGTCAGTTTTCCAATCGCAAATGCTCCGCCAATCAGTACGCCTATTTTTTTTACTACGCTGCCAAGTCCGTTAAAAGACTGCCTGATTGCTGATACGCCGTTTTGCACGCCTGATGTGTCCATTCTGGTATCAATAATGACTGAGCCATCAGCAGCCATGTGTCCACCTCCTAACTATTTGAGGTCCAACATCTCATTCAGCTTATCTTTATAAGCTTGCTCTTCATCGCTGAGACGTGTTTTTATGTCAATAATATTCTTATTTTCCTGATAGAATTTCTTTTCCCATTTATCCAGGCGTTCGCCTTTTGCCTTTTTTGACCGGATTCCAACAACTGTATTGAACAGGCATTCACCGGATTCCATGAAATATCCGAAGAACGTCCACCAGTGCATATACGGTACGGCTCTGACTTCTTTGCCGGCAACTTTGTTTACCGCCGGAATAATCATATCTCCATCCTGTTCCCAGTCCATTAATCGGGGCTTGGGGCGGTTTGGATTATCGTCCGACTGTCCACAGTCGATAAACTCATAAGCTTTTTGAAGAGCTTCGTTTAAATTTTCTTCTGGTATCTCCCACCATTTTTCGTACATTATCTGAACAGCAATTATTGCTTTCGCTTCATTGCTAAAATTCGGATTTCCAAGAGCGATTAATATGCCTATTATTTTTCGAAAATCCGTTCTGATAGAAAAATCCACCCCACTTATGTTCAGTGAGGTGGGTAGCTCATAGGCGGTCATTTTGTATATTTCTCCACGTACTTATTGACCGCTTCCTGCATTTTTTTCTTTCTCTTTTCAATTTCCGGTGCGATTGCTTCTGCGATCTTATCCAGAACGATATAAGCAAATACCTGACCATTTCCGAACACGGTAGTTGCCGTGATCGGCTCCTTAAACAGGTCTTTTGATGCTTCATATCCGAGCAGGTAATTGATTTTGTCTTCGATCTGTTTATTGAATTCAGCCATTTCTTTACCAGAAGTGACTTTCTGAATAGAATCTTTAAGCTGCTCAAAGTATTCCGTCAGTTCCTCTGCACGTGCTGCTACATTGATATCAGTCGGGTTCAGTTTGAAAGAAGAAAAAACTTCGTCTTCGTTATTTGTGAATGTGAAAATGAGAATTCCATCATCAATTTTTGTATTAATTACTTTTGCCATTTGGCGTGCCCTCCTTGTATATGTGCTTATTCGCTGTCAGCCGTGAATGTACCGGAACTGATGTCAAATTTTCCTTTTACACGTTCGCCAACATAGTTCACGGTAAACGGAATCTGATAGCCGGATGTATCACCACCGTAGCTTGTCGGCACAACGTAGCAATCCTGCTGATATGCTTCATACTTGCCTGCTGTAGCTTCCGTCCAGAGATGGACCTCAACTGCTTTTGTTTTGAGATTATCGTCTTTGTATCTGTTGTCTACGATCTTCTGCAATGCTGTGAACAGATCAGAAGTAGTGTCTGCATAGAATGGATCAGCGTCAGAAGAAACTTCGTAGCCGTTATGTTTAAATGTGGATTCTCCAAGAATGTTTTTAGATGTTTCAGTGTCTGGATTGAGTTCTACATTGTACTCTTCCAGGTCTTTTCCAAGACGCTCATATTTCGGCGTCAGTCCTCCGCAGAGGGAGCCTGCGTCGATATAATGAGCCATATATTTACGGTCAATTTTTCCTGTAACTGGCATAGAAATGTCCTTTCTGCCTATAACTTTAAAAGGCTGTGTAGGTTAGCGACTATCTCCAATTGATAGCCGGTTGTTACTTGTTATATTGCTTCGTAAGTATTTTCGTAGCGCACCGACAATGGTAACAACCAGTCCTGTACGCCGCTCTCCTGCGGTTCTAAACCATAGGAGTTGTCACGTGTGATACGTTTTATCACTCGCCCCTGTGAAAGCTCTGGAAACACATTTAAACGTGTCTCAGAGCCATTTATAATAACTGGTTCCCGGCATATCCATTTACCGAGATTGTCAAGGAACTTCTGAACAGATAGTTTCTGCCTTTCTTTGTCAGATGCTGTACGATATACCACGTAAAATGGGTACTGACATACCTGATGCATCGTTCCGCAAACGTCTTCTTTCTCTGAATAGATCAACGCCCCGTTGTCTGCCGAGAACGCAATTCCTGATTCTTTGCCGAGTTCTTCAAACTTGATTGTTTCATTTTCGTATAACCCTGGATACTGGTTTAGAAGTGCTTTCATGGCATCTGTCAGAATCTCATATCCAGTTGCATCTTTTCCGATAGGTTTATCCGCCATGTCTGCCACCTCCTGCCTGTGCTTTTACTTTGCGAACCCATGTGTCACCATATTGCCGTTTAGCGGCATCAAACCACTTTGCCTGTGCCCGTGGGTGAGCCTGTTTGGTGTATTCAAGATTTTCCTTTGCGGCTGTCCGACCAGAAAACTGACTAACGAGAACTTTCTTTGCTCCACGTCTTGCGTAGGGACTTCCAGTTGCTTCATCAACCATTCCTTTCCCCTCGTACAGAAAACGTCCATAAGGAGCCGCCGCCGCGCATACTTTCCCAGTTCCTTGTAAGGATGTACTCTCAACTCTTGTTCGGTTGATAAAGTCCCCTGTAATCATCGGCATAAACGGCACCATACTGTCCATAACCATTCCATCAAGGAGATACTGGGCTTCTTGGTACTGTCTGGAGAACCTGTCCATATTTAACTTAATTTTCATATCTCCATCGACTACGGAGAATCCTTTAAAATGATGAATCTTACTCATATCACTTACCTAGAATCTCAAAGTGTGGAATCAGTGTATATGGACCGCCTACACTGGTAATCTTAAACACATTATCCTTGTTCTCGTTCATGTACTGGTAGAATCCATTCCGATAATCACCATCAGATACCGTTCCACCAGTCCACTCACCCTCCCAGAAGAATGACTCGTCCGAGAATGTGATAGTGTCTTCCAGAGCGTTGTTAATCTGCTGTTTCCACTCTTTAGACGGCACCCATGGAAGAATCTTGCCGCCCTTATCAGTAATGGTTATATCGCCGTTCTGGACAGTATAACGGATGTGTAACTGTGCGTTGTCAGTTGCGTCTGGCCCGTACTTTTTAAGGATTGCTCCTTTGTCCGTAATCAGGTCAACGCCAGATAAAACATGAGGATACCAGTACGCATCTCCTGTCGTGGCTGATTCGTAATAATTAAAAACCGTCACCGTTTTTTCGTACATGATACCCTCTCCTTAATTATTCTTTCTGCATTGTCTGCTTAATAACCTGATTCACACCAGTAGCCGACAATCCGTTAAACATACCGACTGCAACCGCCGTGATATAGTCCGATGCCGGGAAATCCGGGATAACTCCCATTCCGACAGCTCCGAGAATTCCGCCAATAACCGCCATGATAACTGGAATCCATTCATCAGAGATTCTTTTTGATGCTTTGCATCCCATTCCTACTATGTAGCAAATCATAACGATTGCTATACATGAGCCTAATGTTGAAATGTCCATTATTTATCACCCCTTAACGCCTGAATAGCATTCATAAAATCAGCTGTATTTTTAGCCATTTTCTCAACATTTTCAGGCTTTTTAAGTTCTTCAATAGTTTCACGGAATGCCTGCTTTACTTCGGGATTTTCTCTGAATATCTTTTTCATATTTTCCCTTGAACATTCAAGGCAAATGTCGGTACTCCAATGTGGCTTAAGTTCTTTTCCACACTGTCTGCATTTCATACTCACACCCCCGCATAAAGAATCGGTATTCCATCATCCGTCCTTACTCCCATCAGAAGCGGCAAAGCCGTCTTTAAGAGTAAGTCGTTCGTTTTCTGTACGTCTCCAGCGGCGGCATACACTGCGCTCCATTCCTTTGCACTTGCTCCGATCTGCTGTGGCGTTGCATAAGAGATGGATTCACTGCCAGATGATACAGATGTTACAATGCCTGTCGTGCTACCACCAGACCCGATTGCAGTTGACGTACCGCTCACAGCGGCATTGGTAGCATTCTTCTCAGCAAGCTCAATCTGATACATTAATTCAGCCAGTGAACAGACCGCCTTTTTAATACGTTTCTGTGAACGCTTATCAGCTGGCAGTCCGTCCACCAAATTATCAAATGTCAATGTATCAATAAAATCGCTGGCTCTGGCTGCCAGACGATCAAAGTCAGCTTTTGGCACGACATTGCCATAATAGGATTCTGTGTAAAAATCATAATCTGCATAAGCCATGCCAGTTACCTCCCAGATTCATCATTTTGCTGTTACGCTTGCACTTCCGGCATTCAGTGCCTTGTATGTTCCATCACACTCAACCACTGTGATCTTCTGCCCGGTTGCTGCCTTAATGTCGGCTTTTCCGTCCCATGTAGTCCAGTTTCTGAGATTCTGGCCATAAGTTACAGCTGTTTCAGATGCACCAACTTTGTACTTGTACACATTGCCAGCGTTTTCTTTAGCCGGATTTACAGTGATTTTTGTATCACCAGTTGCTGTTCCTTCCGCAGATGTTACTGTCAGAGTGCCGAGCGTTGGTGTCTCATCAATGGTGATTACTGCGATTGCGTCAATGTACTCCGCAAAAAGAGTAAGCCCCATAACCGCGAACGCTTCGGACACTGCTGTGTGGTAGTTACCCTGTGTATGGAATCCAATCAGGTTTGTTTCGCCAGATACGGTGTATACAAGTCCTGCTCTTGCAAAGTCAGATTCATTCGGGTCAACATAGTACAGAACGATGTTCTCAACAGGTGTTGCGATAACCTGTCCTCTCGGAATCTCGCTGTCAGATAACAGGAAGATAGTGTTGAATCCCATAAAGTCCTTCATGTACTGGAAGCCGAACTGGTTCTGAATAGTGATCTCAGCTGCTCCGAGATATTCATATACGTCCAAAATGTTGACAAATCCAACAACGCCAGTCACGTTTCTGTGCATCTGCTTAAATTTGTTCTCAACACGGCCTTTAGCCATTGCCAGAGCCATCTGGAATGTTGTTTCTGTGGAAGTAAGTGTACCGGTTTTCAGATAGTCATAAAATCTGCTGGTAACGTCAGTCTGAAGCTGGAAAAGGAATTCATCATCAGTCATCTGAACGGCGTTCTCATAACCGTGATCCTTGATTGCTTCGATAGATACAGCCTTTGCGTACTTTTCAATGGTCATTTCCGCATAGTTCTTTTCTTTTACAGTAAATTTGCTGTAAGGAATTTCCTCACCCTCTGCCACTTTTCCGCTCTGTAAAGTACCCTCTGCGTACTTAGATTTCAGTACAGCACCCGGCTGTTTTTTGATAGGTCTCATGATTCCCAGAATGTCACGTAAGTGCTGCCAGTTTCTTTCGAATCTGGTTACAAAGTCAATCTCACGTGCTGTGACCTGGATATCATTAGTCATAATAAGATTAGCTTTTGCTGCCATATAAAAATCCTTTCTACCCATAAATATTAAGGTATTGGGTTAGCGGCTATACTCTGTCGTATAGTCGGTGTAAAAAATCACTGGAATAACTGGATATTCTGAGCAATTGCAGCCTGTCTCTCGGACGGGTCTTTGATCGCTTCGATATCTTTTTTAGTCATGCTTCCCGGTGTCTGCTGCTGTCCAACGTGAGTGGTAAATCTTGCCTGATTCTGCTGAGCCTGCTGCTGAGATTCATCCACAAAAGCGGATGCGTCAGACTGTTTCATCTGCTCAATCAGGTCGTTCAGCCCAAGGATTTTACCATCTTTCAGCTTCAATCCTGCTTCCTTGATGTCTGCCATAACAGACTTCTTAGCTGCTTCACTGGAAAATTTAATATCATCGAGTGCCGCTTTCAGAGCATCCGAGAAATCACGGTCGTAGATTTTTGCATTGAATTCTTTCTCTGCATCTGCCGCTTTCTGTTTCCAAGTCTCTAACTCGCTTTTAATATTTGCCGGGTCGATACCGTCAAAACTTTTTAAGGTTTCTTCTGCTGTCTCAGCACGTACTTTCCAGTCATCACGTTCTCCCTCGACTTTTGACAGAGTTTTTGCAACTTCCTTTGCATTCTTGTAATTCTCAGAGAGTGCTTTCTTTACATCTGCCTGTTTATCCTCCGGGATTTCAATTCCAAATGATTTTAAAGTGTCAATAAGTTTCTGCATAACATCCTCCTGGTCGTGTTTATTGACCTGCCGCCGCAGGTAAATGGATTAAGCCAGTTAGACCACTGGCAAGGTAATCGGAAAGGCAGGAATCGAACCTGCGACCTCACATTTACAGTGCGATCTACCACTGAGCTACATTCCATGCCGCCTATAACGGCCAACCCTCTAAAAAGAAACTGGGGTGAATTTCACTTCTTTCGCTATAGCGTAAATCCACCTGAGACATAGACCACCTGTATACAAACAGCTTAACTCTAAGCGGATTAAAGCGGAGCGCCCGGAATCGAACCGGAGACCAGAGTGCGACTCTGTCAGTTTTCCACTAGCGTACATTCCACATAACCCGGATTCCCGGGTTAGCAAGGTGTTTAACGTGTCATGCCTGCCACGAGTTGTTTCGGATATTTATTTCTTTTTTAAAAGAAAAGTATGAATAACAAAAACCTTAATCAAGGAGGTGAGCCATCTTGCGTGCCAGATGGCAAATACGCACGACAGGATTCGAACCTGTTCAACTTTCCGTTAAAGCGTGCGTACCAGCTACTAAATTAAAGAAAGGAGGATTAAAACGAAAATGTCAAAAACAACCGTTTTACTTGTGCTTCCTGCTGCACAATTACATTATAACAGATTTCTTTTAACTACCTCTCTACCACTTTTGTGTTTTTAGAGCATATCACGGAGTTTTTCTACGTATCTCTTGACAAGATCACGTTCCTCCCGGCACTCTGCATCCTTGGACATATCACTCATTTCTGTTGTAAGTTCGTCCAGATGTTCTTCCAATGCGGCGAGCATCTTTCTTTTGCAGTCTTCAGACTTGCCGGAACGATAGCTCTGTTTCTGCGTCATGTAATCGTCATAAGCATCTCGCCCATCAGAGCGGCTGTAATGCCCTCTGACATAATGTTCACCCCTTCTGGCATAAGAATTACCCCTGTCGTAATCCGGCATCATTCTGCCATCATTTGAGCTGTATCTCCCCATGCTGTCACGCTTTCTTCCACGTTCACTGTAATCGTCATTGTATCCGCCACGCATCTCATCAAGGACAGTGTTGTAGTACTCTACTTTCTTATCCCAGTACTGCGTATTCTTGATATCTTTGTACATATCAATCAGTTTGTATGTCATTTCCAAGTTCCCAGTGGTCAGCCCATTATCAGCAATTTTGGACAGCTCGTCTTCGATTCTTGCGCATAAGTCTTTAATATCTCTCATAATCACACCTCCTACGCTTCTCTGGTCACAACAATGTTCGCGTTCGCAACAGAAATAGCCTGATCGCTTGTGTTTTCTACCGCGATATTAACGCAGCATCCGCGAGGCACATCAATATAGATGCCAGAGGACACATTATTGTACTGATTTACTGCTGCCGGTGTGGAAATCATCTGGGAAGAAAGAACCGGCTCACCAGAGATTGCAATTGCCAGAGAAATAGCTCCGACAGTACCGCCTGTTGGAATTGCGATATTACCAGAAAAATTCACGAAGAATCTCGCTTTACACTGGTTAGTCAGTCCTCTTAGAGTGATGATTCCGCTTCCCTCTCTGTGCTGAATGCAGTTAGAACCCTTAACTGCTGTATTTGAAAATACTACGTTTCCATTTGCTGCTACAGTCTGAGCAGCTACACTTGTAAATTCTGCCATAATTTTTACCCCTTTCATATCACAAAAGGACAGGTCTCAGCCTGCCCCTCTGTGTAATACGGTATAAGCCGACATTCGAATCAATCGAAAGATACTCTCGATATGAAGTTATCAGCAATTGCATCCGGTGTTGCATCCGCATCCACATCCGTAATATGTGTTCGGGTTAGGAACCTGATATGCCGGAATCGGTGCTGGATTGATTGCATTAATGAGCTGCTGTGTCTGAGAAGCCATTGCAGTTGTGAGAAGTGCGCTCTGGCGATCCTGAGATGCAGCACGTCTGAGATCATTATTCTCAGCCTGCAGACTAGAAATCTTTTCATTGCAAAGATAATCTAAAACGGCTCTCGCATTTGCATTCTGGTTATCAATGATGTCTCTTGTGTTACTGTTCATGGTGTTCTGCAATGCACAGGTGTTCTGTGCCATGTTGTAGTTCACGCCCTGGATAGCTTCCCTGGTTTCACAACAGCAGTTTGCAAGCTGCGTCTGCAATGCGTTTGTATTCTGCATATTGGCTACAGTATCGGCATTGATTGCCTGCTGGATTCCAAAGCCGGTCTGCATGATGTTTGTGTTGATTCCATTGAATCCAGTAAGCATACCGTTATTCATGGCATAAAAGCCATCGCACAGGCCACTGTTGATTCCGTCAAGTTTGCTGATTACTGCGGAGTTATCAAATCCTCTCTGAATGTCTGCCTGGGTAGCTGCTGTGGCTGCATATCCGCCGCCGTTGCCATTATTGCCCCAGCCGTTGTTTCCCCATCCGAAGAAAGCAAAGATGAATAAAACAATAATCCACCAGCTACCATCTCCGCCAAACATGCCGTCATTATTTCTACCGTTTCCAGTAGCGGCGGCGATATCTGCTAAGCTATAATTACCATCCATAATATAATCTCCTTTTTGTGTATTTACATCAATCTGGCCAGATTGTAGTGTACTATTTTATTCCTTTCAGCATGTGCTGGAATTGCCCTGCCATCTGCTGAACCTGATTAAGTTGCTGTTGAGAAATCTTCCCAGACTGCAACATCTTCTCAACTTCTGCTTTCGGGTCTCCCTTAAAATTCTGTCTAAATTGCATAAACTGCTGTATCATCTGCATTGGCCCGTTTCCCTGTGACATCCCACCACCGAGGGCATTGAATAATGGATTACTCATCTGCGTTTCCTCCCTTGACTGCTGATTCCTGTGCGGTATTAGCTCTAACAGGTTCAGAAAAAGAATTTAATCGGTTTATAATAGCTTCGTATTTGCCCTTTAAATCGTCATATTCCTGTCTGGTGACATATTTACTGTCCATGTTCTGAGCAGGCTGTTTAGGTGGCATCTGAGTGCCTATTTCGTGGTACTCAAACGTCCGTAATGGCTGTGGCATACCGGAAACGTCTGTGGATTTTATGTAGAACTTTTCACTTTCACTATCCATCAGTAAAACACTTGTCCCGGGTGCTACCAGATAGGATTTTGCGCCAACTTCGCCAGATACCCACAGGATGCCATTATTATTCTGTTGGGGTTGCTGTACTGTTTGAGCCGGCATCTGGACAGGCTGTTGTTGGAATTGATTCATCTGCCCCGGAACGCCAAAACTATATTGATAAGGATTGTTATATAATGCCATCTTATGCACCGCCTTTCTGATTATATTTTTGCATAGATGTACCAATCTAAAAAGTTCAAAAAAGTATTGACATACCACCAAATTAGTGGTATTATATAATCATCAAAGGAACGGAGGAAACAGAAATGAAGAAATACAACTTATCAAAAATCATGAAAAGAGCATGGGAACTGGTTAAAAAGTCTGCAATGACTATTTCCTCCGGCCTTAAAAAGGCATGGGAGGAGGCGAAACGCACAATGATCAAATTTGAACGCCGCGCAAAAGTTGCTATCGTTGATGCAAACGGCGTATGTAATCCAAATTGTGGAAAAGAAAATGACGATGAAAGCAACTATCTTATATTTAAGTTGTGGGAAAAGGGCGGTCATAAAAGAGTGTATGCAAATGACTATAAAGGACGTGCTGTTGGATATATTGATTTGAACAACAATAATTCAATTGAAACCGAGTTTTCGAAGGGCGATTTCGTTGAAACAATGAAACATTTTGTTGCTAATTATGAATTCTAGGAGGAAAGTAAAATGGGAAGATGGACAATTAGAGTTGATGACGGACAGATGTCGGCATTAAGAAATTACGGAAGCTGCTACAAACATGGCGGCGGTTCCGGCGGATTCTTTGAGTTCCGCGGCGAAACTCTACAGGAAGCAGCCGATAATCTTATCACTGTATTTGCGGATATATTTTCCGGAAGTGGTGTTAAGGTCATTGAATATCCGGAACATGTTATTATCGAAGAGTATGTATACGAATACGCAAACTGTGCAGAAAAGCATATAACACTTGTTCTCCCCTGTAAGTGTTCAAAATACCAACATGGTGTTGGAGATGTAACCTTTGACAATAATATTCGTATTATTTTGCAGGAACAAAAAATGCAAGTAGCTGAAATGCGCACATTGCTTGACCAATCACGTTCAGAGTTCTCGAAGCAGTACAACATACCGCTCAGGACACTTGAAAACTGGGAATCTGGAAAAAGCAAATGTCCGGATTATGTGAGACAACTGTTAGAGCGAGCTGTCTTGGAAGATTGTGAGAAATAAGAAAAGGAGAGGGTAGAAATATCCTCTCCATATTTTTAACACACTTTAATTATTTTATTGTTTACCCTCCGGCTTAATCGTTTTGCCGTAGATATGCTCACGTTCATCTGTTCGGCGCAGTATTCAAGAGTGTGTTCCTGGCATCTCAGCCGGAACAGTCTTTCTTCGTCCGGTGTAAAATTACACTCTATCAAGAATCTGTCTATATCTTTCTTTGTGAACACATATAATTTCATGAGCATACCCCTTACTAATGCTAACGTTGATTCTGTGCGAGATAATTTGTAAGCTTCTGTTTTGTTTTTTTTAATTCTTCGACGTTATTCCCACTAATCTGACTATCCAACATGGTTGATAACACTTCCAGAATTAATGAATCTCGTTCTGCGATTCTCCGAAGACTTTCATAATCTCGTCTATCATGCTCTTCCAGTATCTCTACTCGCTTATTAAGTCGAAATGCCGGAGTAATCCATTTAAAAATTACGGCTGCCGCGCCTCCGACAATAGACACCCCTCCACAGATAGAGAGGAAAATCTGTACAAATTCTGATATGCTCATTTATTCTCCTTTTCCCAGTAATATACCGGAATCTCATTACCGGAATCCCATGTGTCAAAATATTTGCCATCTTGTACCGTCACTACATGACCGTCTATGCAGAGGATGTATGTGCCTGTCGGATGGTCTGCGCAAAAGTCGTTGACTGTATAGATATATCGTTCTGACTGTTCAATTAGCTTACGTCTGTACCCACGTTTATAGAGATACGCGCCCCAAACGTAATTAGCTGATGGCATATCCGACAGAGCACACGCCTGTATCATTAATCCGGCGAATACTGTTTCCCAGTCGAACCCGGTTGCTTTACATATTGCCCGGACAGCACAATCTCCGACTCGATTCCCGGCAGGATTCGGATTGTAATACTCCCATCTATCCATCAGTCAATCCCCTTTGCTGTTTTATATCTCTTTGCCGCTCCTCTGGCTTTTGCGGCGTTCTGGCGGTTCCACTTAGCAATCATAAGCCGGTCTTGTAGTTCCCTCAGGTCATTCCGTTTGCAATAATCTTTGTATGCAGCATTTTGTTTCTGCAAAAGATAAGACTTCCGGTCAAGGTCTTGTTGGAGCGCAAATCTTGTCTGTTCGTCCTTACAGTTATCAACCGCCGCTTGCATTCCGAGAACTTCTCTCTTTGTCTTTCTGATTCTCCGTTCATAAGTACGTTGCCGCTGTTCCTTTTCGTACTGTTTGCCTTTGTCAGTTTTATCCTGTGCTGATAGTTCTACATAAGGATTAAATTCCCCATCACTGGCTCCAAAACTATGCCGACAGTTGACTCCTGACAGTCCGCTTGCCGTTCCATATCCAGTCAATGAGAATGGTGGAAATTTCTTACTCTTGCCAGAACGAGAGTATATCTTGCCTTGCCAAAACGAGTGATTTCCCGGATTCTCGCCGCCGTCACCTGTTCTGGCTCCTATGTGTGCACTGACCAGAACTAAATCCCAGTCCATTTCTTCCATGCGTTTGAGAGATATATCTCCCGTAGCCTGAGCCACGCCAGTTCTAACAGAACGTGCAACTGCGGTTTCGATGGTGTCTTTTCTGCCAGATGGATATGTGACAGTGACGCCATCTGATACAACGTTATTAACTGCCTCTTTGATGGCTTGCGTATACCCAACCGCCCCAGTCATCACATGATTATATGCAAGGTCGCATTGCTCAATATAAAGCCTCTGAGCGGCACTTGCGGTTGTTCTTGTAAAGTTCTTCCACTCTCCCATGGTCGCAAGTATATTCCGCTCCATGAGCCTTATCATAGCCGGCGACTGTTCGAGCGGTACAGGGCTTAATCCTGCCGCCTTATATATCTTGTCATCGTAGTTCATCGCAGTGATTCCGGCATCTTCAAACGCTTCAAGAAGCTCCTGCTGTTCACGTTTCGTGTATCTGGATAGTTCCGCTAGAATGTCCTCTAGCAATTCACCAGATTCCTGCAGCGTTCTGATTCTCCACGCATCTGCATTTGTCAGAATATAATCCTCACCTCTGCCGATTCTTGCCATCATTCGCGACACGATCTCAGAGATGATATATTGGTGCAATTCTTCAGCAATTTGTTCACTGCCCTCTGTTATCCGGCGTAAATATTCAGGACTAAGCATAGTATATCACCTTTTTCGATAAATGTTGTGGTACATGTTTTGGTTTTTTCTGGTTAACCAAAGCCCATTTAGTTAATTAACGATATAATTCTACATATAAATCCAAATATAATATTAATA